ACGGGCCGGTGACCACCGATGACTGAGCCGCTGGTGATCGAACAGGACCACGAGTTCGACGAGATGGACGGCATCGGCAGTTCAGTGGCCGTGTTCTGGTCGCGTGGCCACGATCACGATGTCGAGGAGTTCATCCGGGCCGTGCTCGATCACTGCCTGAACGAGGGGTCGGACATCCCGGCGATCCGCACCGACGACAGCCCGACCGAGGTGTGGCAGACGGAACTCGACCGGGGTGGCGTGGCCGAGTTCCGGCGGACGGAACATCACAGCCGACCGGTCTCGGACTGGTACCCGGTCACGGTGCTGGATGTGGAGCGGCGGCCGACGTTCGCCGGCATCAAGTGCATGGTGATCGGGTGCGGCAAGCCATGTGCACGTCCCCGTGAGCCCGCCCGTGCTGTCGTCGGACGTAGACAGCCCATCGGGGCGATGCCCGTACGGTTCTGGCTGTGTCACGAGCACGGCGACCGATTCCCAGGATCGTCGTACCAGGTGTTCCTGGTCCCGATCGAGGCGACAGGGGGCGACCAGTCATGACCGTGGAGGAGCTACTGGAAGCACTGAACGATCTGCCCGGAGAGATGCCCATAGTTGTCATGGACGATGGTGCACCGCTGACAGCACGGTGGGCACTGGTCCGCCCGTGGAAGCAGGACGGCTGGCCCCAGCTGGAGCACCCCGTGGAGTCGGACGACGGAGACCACGAAGGATTCGTCCCGGCGCTGGTGCTGTCGGCCGAGGAGTAGTCCCCATGACCGACCTGGCCGAGTTCCTGTCAGCCAGAGTTGCCGAGGACGAGGAGTTTGCATGGGAGGCCGTACAGCGACCCTGGTTTGCGGAGGACAACTTCGTAGATGGCGTTAGCGGTGGCTCGATCGCTCGGTTCGAGATTAAGGCCGATGCTCGGCACGTCGCCCGCTGGGATCCGGCCCGGGTGCTCGCCGAGTGCGCAGCCAAGCGGGCGATCGTCGAGATGCACGTGCGCGGCATACGGGAGACCGTCGACCCGGGCCTCGTTCCCGACCTCGACTGCGCCGAGTGCGATCAGCCGTTCCCGTGTCCGACGCTGCGCCTGCTCGCCCAGCCCTACGCCGACCATCCCGACTTCGACTCGGCATGGGGTGTCGAGTAGTTCCCCATAGGGACGCTATCATCGAGCTTATATGTCCCCACTCAACAAAGGATCATAAGAAGTGGCAAAGATCGAGAAGGTCGTACTCATCGACGACCTGTCCGGTGACGAGGCGGCCGAGTCGATCCGTTTCGGCTTGGACGGCGAGTCATACATGATCGACCTGTCGGAGGGCAACGCGGTCAGGCTGCGCTCGGCCATCGCCCCGTTCGTGGAGGCCGCCCGGAAGATCAGTAAGGGCAAGGCCGCCGTTCGACCGTCGCGTACCGATCGCCAACTCATCCGCGAGTGGGCGACGGCGAACGGGTTGACAGTCCAGAAGCGAGGCAGGATCCCCGAAGACGTGCTCGCCGCCTGGCGATCCCGGTGATCCCCCTGCGACTCAAGGCTCCGTTGTGGCTGGTCGGCGTCGGGGCCGCGCTGCTCCTGGCGATGTTCGCCATCGCCAGCCAGTTGCCGCCGACCACCCGCACGCTGGACGGCAGTCTCACGCTGCGCCACGCCGTCCCCATCGGGGCTCCGGTCGTCGGCAAGGACTACCCCTGCGTCGGAGTCGGCGGGTTCGACGACATCCGCGGGGGCGCGACGGTGGTCGTCTACGACGCGGCGGACAAGATCCTGGCCATGGGGCGCCTTGACCCCGGCAGGGCGAACGACGCGACCGGTGACTGCATCTTCCTGTTCGCCGTGCCGGACGTGCCGACCTCGGACTTCTACCGGGTGGAGGTCGCCCACCGCGGGCAGGTGCCGTTCACGCAACGTCAGGTCGACGACCATCAGGTGCAGTTGACGCTCGGCTGACCGCAACGAAGAACGCCCCAGCACCAGGCCCGAGTGCTGGGGCGTTCTCGTGTCCCCCCGTTGATGAGGTCAGCCGACCGGGTTCCCGGTCGTGGCCAGCTGGTACACCATGACCCGGCCCTTCGAGGTACGCAGTTCGCCGTGCTCGCTGATGCTGGACTGGTTGTACGCGCCGGCCTTGAAGTACCAGTCCTCACCGACCTGAGCGATCCGCGTGGTCGTGGACACGGTGCCAGAGGAGTAGGAGACGACGATCTCCTTGCCGCCGACGCCCGTCTCGATGGTCAGGTCGAACGGCTGCCGGTCCCGGTAGTCGGGATCGAGCGGCAGGATCGTCTTGCCGTCGTTGAAGAACAGGTGCAGGCCGCGGTAACCGTCCACGCGGTGGATGCGCACCTGACACACGTCGTCGGCCCCGTCGTGGATCTGGGCCAGACTCAGGCTCTTGCGCACCGCGAGGTCTTCGGTGGACCCCCACAGCCGAGCGGTCATCTTGTGCGGCTTGGACCCGTCGAACGCCGCCTTGGTCCAGCTGGCGTCGGCCATCTGCCGGGCCTCGGTGCGGGTCCGCTTGCTGTTCGGGGTGGTCACCCCATCGACCGAGGCGGTGAACAGCACGCCCTTGCCACCCTGGTCGGTGGCGACCTCGAACACGCCGGGGACGAAGCCCTTCCCGCCGCCGATCTTCGGCGGGTACAAGTTCGTCGGGCTACCCTGCGTCCCCGTGGGGAAGGTGATCGTCCAGTTGGCCAGCGCCGGCAGGACGTCCACCGGCCGCTCGGTCGTCGGCACGGGTGCAGGCACGGGCGCGGGTACGGGAGCAGGCACCGGGCTCGGAGCTGCCTGCGCCAGCGCGGCGTCCAGCTTGGCCTCGATGCGGTCCAACTGGTCCAGGTGGATCTGGTCAGCCATGCCTCACTCCTGCCCGTCGTCGAAGGTCAGCGTGTAGGAGGTGCCCGGCTCGAACGGCACCTCGTGGCGCACGCTCATGTAGATCGACAGGCCAGGGGTCCAGCGGGCCCAGTCGGTGTTCACGAGGTTGCCGTCCGCGTCCTTGTAGTCGGCACCGAACACCACATCGTCCTGCGTGCCGTCGGGGGCCGGGGTCCGCGAGTTACAGCGGACCTTGGCGGTGATCTTCACGATGACTCCTTCTCGATCTGTTCGACGTGCAGTCCGGCATCGCGCAGGCGCGCCACACCGGACCCGTCGCGGTAGGTGAGGTGGTAGTACACGGCCACCAGGCCGGCGTTGATGAGCACGCCGGCACAGCCCAGGCACGGCCCGTGCGTCGCCACGAGCGAAGCACCTTCGCTCGCCACACCGTGTCGGGCGGCAAAGGCGATGGAGTTCGCCTCGGCGTGCACGGACTCGGTGCACGGCTGCGCGGGCGTGCACGCGCAGTGCGGCATGCCGGTGGGTGCACCGTTGCGCCCGGTGGACAGGACCCGGCCGTCGCGCACCAGCACCGCGCCGACCTGGGCTCGATTGCAGGTCGAACGCCGTGCCGCGACGAACGCGTGCGCCAACATCGTCTGCATCTCAGTGGGACGATTCACGCCAGTCCCGGATCCCTGCGGTGGCGTCCGTCGGGCCCGTTGGAGATGTACAGGACCCCGGCCGCAGTGAGCACGGCCACGGCGATCTGCACACCCTCCACGCGCGAGACAGTCCCGTCGCCGAACGCGCTGATCGCCACGACACCACCGGCGGAGATCGCCGACATGATCGCCTTGGTGTAGGCCCAGACCCCGTCGCCGGGCTGGTTGGCGGCGATCCACACCGTTGCCGCACCGGCGGCGAGCACGCCCATGTTGATGTAGTCGGTCAGGCCGAACGGTTCGCTCGTCAGCAACTGCGGCAGGACCGCGGAGAAGCAGACACCGAGCAGCTGCACGATGGCCTTGTTGCTATCCATGTCGGCTCCTGCGGGTTGCGTGCACGCCCTTCATGGTTGCATGCTGGTCACCCGAGCCGCTCGCGCCAGTCGACCAATCGGTCCATCGCGTCGTCGGCGTACCGCTCCGCACGCTCCCCGGTGCCGTTGTAGGCGCGGAACCCGTCCCAGACGCCGTGCTCACGGATGTGGCCGGCCAGGATCTCGAAGCCGACCCGCACGTTGGTGGCCCAGTCCCAGCAACCACCGCGGGCGTCGGCGAGCGCTTGGTAGGCGGGCCAGGTCAACTGGGTCGGCCCGACGCCCTGACTCCCGAGACGGGCGCGGTGCGGTCGCCACGCCTCGTACGCCTCGCGGGTGACCTCGCCGCCTTTCTCGTAGTAGCCGCCCGTGTCCACGCCGTCGTGGCCCCACACGTTGTGTCCGCCATCGGACTCCTTGAGCAGTAGTACTGCCGCGCACGCCAGCTCCAGTCCGGCGGCATCCGCCAGTTCGATCACCTCACCCGGCCGGATGATCCCTCCGGTCGCGAGGGTCGTCCTTCAACCACCGGCCGGCGCGGGTGGTGCAGCAACTTGTGCGCTGCCCAGCTTGGCCTGGATGTCGCGCTGCGTGGCCTGGATCGACAGCAGCAGGTCCCACAGGTCCGTCAGTCGGTCGTGCCCGGCGCCGGGCACCCGTGCGGGTGCGTTGACGGGATCCTTGATCCCGAGGGTGGTCAGGATCTGGTCGCGGGCGAATCCGACATCGTCCCGGCGGGCCAGGCCGGCGGTCTCGGTGCGGATCAGTGCGCGGATCTCGTCCAGTGTGGGCATGGCGTCCTCCGTGGTACGGTCGGGGTTGACGAGGTAGCGGGTCACCTGCGTCCGGAACGCGGGCATGTCGATGCCCGCCGGGTCGATCTTGCGTCCGGCCGGCAGGGCGCACTCGCGGTGGGCGCAGCAGCGGTCGGCCGGCCGGTTCATGCGCCGCAGTAGTGCGGCGACCAGGCGCGGGTAGCAGTCCAGTTGTGCGGACGTCCAGTCGTAGCGGCCGAACGTCGCAACACCGGTGGACTCGGCTTCGATGCCGACGAACGCGCTGTTCAGGTTGGTGAACCCGGCCCAGCGACTCAGGCCGGCGTGCCAGCACTGCCCGGCGGCGATCACGTGGATGGTGCCCGAGCGCGCCAGGCCCAGATGGGCGAGCGGGCCGTCCAGGTCCGGACGTCCGTCACGCACGACGCCCAGCGACGGGTAGTCCCCGGTCGCAGGACCTGCTGTGTGGTGCAGGACCACGCCTTCGGCGCCCGTCATCGGGCCGTGTCCACGGCTCTGCCACCCATCGGCCTCGACGACCGGGTAGCCGGTGCTGCGTGCGACGTCGGCCAGCCACGTCAGCATCATGGCGTGCTCCGGCGGGCCTTGATCTGCAACCACAACCGCCAGGTCATGGAGATCGGGATCCCGACGAACACGATCAGTCGTAACACCTGGAACGCATCGGAGTCGCCGAACACCAGACGGACCACGGCCAGGTCCAGGACGACGGCAATCGTGGCCATGTAGGCCATCACGTGCTGACCCATTTCCGTCTCCCACCAACGCACCCGCATGTGGACGATCACGGACAGCGTGCCCACCAGGGCCGCCCAGATCACGAGGGCATTGCCTGCGTAGCGAACGAGTTCGACGTGGTCCACCATCACGGACTTCCCTCTCTGTGCGCGCCCCGAGCGATCGCGTCCGCGACCAGCCCGGAGAAGTTGTTGCGGTGTGCGATCCTGCGCAATTGCTTCCCGAGGTCGACCACCTCGGCGGCCTGTTCGTCCAGCCGGGCCAGCTGCTCGATGGCCTCGACGTTGCGGTCCTCCTGTCGCCGCAACCATGTCGGCCGCAACCACTGCCATATCCGTGTCATGTCGGCTCCCCGGGTGGGGCATCCACCTGCACCGGGTCGGTGCTGGCGTCATACAGACCTTGTGCGACCTGAGCGGTGATCCTGGCGGCCGGGAGCAATGCTTCGGCCTGCCCCATCGCCTTGAGGGCGATCGTTCGCCACAGGTCCCGCTCTCGCACGGTTTCTCGATGCGTGCGAATCGGGATCAGCCAGCCCAGAAGCACCATGACGACGGTCACGGCGAGGAGCCCGACCGCACCACCTTGGGTCACCCAGTCAGGCAGGACGGGCGGCAGTACGGCCACGTCATTCCCCTGTGAGTTGGTAGCGCTGGTCGAACCCTGCCGCCGGCTCGGCGGACGGCATACCAGCGGCCTTGACCACGTAGTCGCCCAGGCCGACCACTCCGACTGCTCCGGGCAGCAGCAGCGCCGGTCCGCCGTTGATGGTGAGCAGTAGTCCGCCGGCCCAGGCGTGACACGCGGTGACCAGGTCCGGGCGGAACGGGAACACCTCGACGGTCACCGCGGTGTTCGGTGCGCCGTGCTCGTCCAGCGGGTGGCACGTCGCAGGTGGGCTGTCGATCCACATCAGGCGGACTCGGTGCGGACCTGCTGCGCGGCGGCCTGCTCATAGCGGGCGGACCACTCGGCGGCCTCGATCTCCAGCTGCGCGATGCGCATACCCAACCGGCGCACCACCGCTTGGAGATGCGCGACCTCGACAGCAGAGTCCAGGGTGGGCGTATCAGCGGGCATCAGTCGTTCCTCATCCTTGCTTCCAGTGCGGTCAAGCGAGCAGCCAGCGCAGTGATGTCGTCGTGCGCCTCTGCCGCAGCGTCCCAGGCGACGGCGGCGATCTCCATCGGCGCGATCCGCATCGCGGACTCACCTTCGTCGTGTCCGTGGATCAGCTGCGGGGCGATCTCGGCCAGTTCCTCGGCCACGAACCCGAAGTGCCGGCGCACCTGCTCCGGCTCCGGTTGGGGCAGCACGGTGGACAGGCCCTCGTGCAGATGCACCTCCAGGGGTTCGTCGTAGCCGCGTGGCCGCCACGACCGCGCACGCACCTGCCGCACCAGGTCGGCCGCCCGGTCGACCGGCAGCACCTCCAGCGCCGGGCGAATGTCCCGCTTCCCGGTCCGTGACGAGGTCTGGGTGACCGAGCGGCACGTCAGCTCGCGATGGTTGGCAGCTGCGTCGATACCCAGCCCGTCGGTGATGACGATCCGCCCGGTCCCCGCGGTCGGGCCGCCCGCGAACCGGATGCCGCAGTCGTTGCTGGGCGCCAGCCATGTAGCCCGGGATTGGACGTACTTATGCTGGAGCGATGCCGAGAGGATGTCTGACCCCGTCGGACCGTTCCGGAACCCCAGGAAGAGCGAGCCGTTGAGGTCGGTCGTACGCAGGATCGTGGTAGGAGAACGAGTCGACAGAGTTGAGGAGTCGAGTCGGACAGCGGTCGGCTCGGTCCCCCAGTTGTAGTCCCCCCAGACCAGGGTCGCGTTGTCCGAGGCCAGGTAGAGGCTGCCCATCGTCGCGGTTGTGGCATTCGCACCGAATCCGCGCAGGCGCAAGAACGGTTGCGCCTGCGCCCCAGAGGCAGCCTCGTTCCTGAACTCGCAGTATGCGGTGCCCGTCGGGCCATAGAAACGCTGAGTCCCGTCGGGCAGGATGTTGATCCGCTCCCCGGACAGGCCCGACTGGTAGGTGCCGGTGACGAGCATCGTGGCGGTGGCGACGTTCAGGTCGGCCCACAACACGTTCGAGCTGTTGTAGCTGTGCCAGCCGTTGCCGTCGACCTCCATCCGGGCGTTCGGGCTGGTGTTGGTGCGGATCAGCCCGGACAGGGTCAGCAGTGCCGACAGGGTGCCGGTGGTGATCTTCCCGGCCGAGACGTTGCCGACCTGCAAGTCGTTGACCGCAGCGTTGTCGATCTTCGCTGTGATGACGGCCAGGTCGGCCAGCGCCGCGGACCCGACGCAGCCGGCGAACAGGTCCGCGGACACCACCTGCGTCGCCGTGCCCGAACCTGCCGCGGACGCCACCGAACGGTTGCCCACGCGGTCGACCGCGATGAGCTTGACGTACCGGGTCGACCCGTAGGCCTGGTCGGTGATCGGCATCGCCCCGCCGCCCGGGGAGAGCTTGTCCCAGTAGGTGGTGGCGTCCGGGGTGAACCCGGCAGCGGCGGAGACGTGGACCTCGACGAAGTCCAGGTCCAGCGGCATCGTCTCGCCGAACGAGCCGAGCCCGGTCCAGTCGGCGACCAGGATGCCCAGCCGGGAGGTGACGGTCGGCGCGGCCGGGATCGGCGGCGGCGTGGTGTCGTTCTGCGTCAGCAGCGACACCACCGACGACGCAGTCGACGTGTTGCCCGACGAGTCGTAGGCGAAGACGCGGACCTCGACGTTCGCCCCGGCGATCACGTCCCCGACGTCGACCGATGTCGAGGTACCACCGGGCTCGTCCGCCCCGAACGACCACCCGGTGGACGCAGGCTGGCGCCACTCGACCCGGTAGCCGGCGATGTCGTCTGCGGCGGTCGTGTCCACGTTGGTGGTGACCTGCGCCCAGCCGACGTGCAGCACCGCCAGCGTTCCGCCGGTCCCGTCGCTGTAGGCGGTCGACCCGACGGTGACCCCGGTCGGCGCGGCCGGGGCGAGCGTGTCGGGCCCGGTCGGCACCGACGTCCCCACGACCGCGCCGCCGTGCTGCACCTTGCTCAACCGGCGCAGCAACGCCAGACGCCAGTCGGTGATGGTGTCGTTCAGCGTGACGGTGCCCTCGGGCCGTTGACCCGGGCGGAACGTGATCGACCACTGCGCCACGCGCAGCCGGCGCGCGACGTTGCCGGTCTGCGACAGCGCCCAGTCCCCGATGTCGAAGTCCAGGCGCGGCACCGGCTGCCACGCCCCGAACACCAGCCCGTGGGTGCGTTCGGCGACACCGTTCTTGCGCACGGCGAGTTCGCCCTGCGCGGCGGCCAGGACGCCCGCGGCGCTGTTGGTCTGCCCGGCGTCGGTCGGGGCCTCGACACGTCGTCCGCGCGCGGCCAGTGCGGTGGCATCGGTGGCCCACTGGTAGACCCCGTCCGAACCCTTGGCCAGCACGGCGGTGGCCGCGTCGCCGGTGCGCACGGATTCGCGGCGGTCGGCCTGCTTGAGGTTGGTGCCGTGCGCGAACCGCAGCGGCGTGACGGTGGTGGTGCGGTCGATCCCGCGGGTGCCGGCGTTCCACAGACGCAGAACCCCAGTCGTGCCGTCCGGGAACGTGTAGGGGAACGTCGGGAACGCACCCGGCCCCTGTGCAGGGGTGACCGCCCATTCGATCAGGCCGAGATCGACCAGGTCCCCGAGCACCTCGGCCAACGACTTGTCCGGGCTGTACTTCAGGTCGCTGATCGTGGCGGCCCACGGCGCACCGGCGGAGTCCGCAGCGGTGGTGAAGTCGCGAGCGACCCCGGCCAGCGCGGATGGGCGAGTCTTGACCTGGTCGAAGATCGTGGCCACGACCGTGCCCGGTGTGGCCGCGTTGAAGATGATCTCCTTGGTGGGGGTGTTCTGCGGACCGACCAGCACCTCGGAGGTGAGCACTTCCATGAAGTGCCCGCTGAACGTCCACACCTCGTCGGGCTGGAGTTCGTCGCCGGCCTTCTGCTGGAGCAGCGCACGCATCCGACCGGCCGAGTCCCCGCCGATGCGGATCTCAACCTCCAGGTCCCGCTGCGGATACGCCGAGACGCCTGCGTCGAGGGTGGTGAACCCCGGCGCACCGGCCGCGTACTCGATCTCGACGGCACCCCAGCCGTTGCGGACCGGGGTGACGGTGAGGCGGGTCCAGTTCCGCAGCGGTGTCAGCGCACCGGTCGACGGGTCCACCGTCCACACGCTCGGGTTGACCGCGACGCCACCGGACCCGGTCGGCGAGGTGACCGATGCGGTCGCGGTGAGCCCCGCCGTCGTGGTCAGGGCGGCGGAGGCCAGGCCGATCCGCACTGCGGTCGCAGTGACCGCGGACCCGCTGGCCGGCGCGGCGGAGACCGGTGAGGTGACGTTCGCCGTCGCGGTGACCGCAGACCCGGTCGCGGCGCTCGCTGCGGCCGAGCCGATCCGCTGTGCGGTCGCGGTGATACTGCTGCCCGTCGCCGCCGTGGCTGCGCCGACCTTGACGGCAACCGCGGTTGCGGTGATCGACGATCCGGTTGCTGCGGTGGCTGCCGCCGAGTCGATGCGCTGCGCGGTCGCCGTGATCGACGATCCGGTGGCTGCGGCGACGTCGCCGGTGGCCTCGGTGTAGGTGGCGAAGACGTCGATCGGCCCGGACTGGGCGGTCGGTGTCCCGAACGGCGAGGGGAGCAGCGTGTTGGTCTCGTAGCGACCACCGGCAGCGCCGTCACGCGAGATGTTGATCGAGGGAGAGCCGGGATCGGCCCAGGACACACCGATCCAGTACTGGGTGCCCTGGACGACGTCGACCCCGGTCGGCAGGGTGAAGTCGATCTGCGTCTCGGTGGTGACGCTCAGGGTGACCGCGGTGGACTGTCCGAGCAGGACATCCGGCACGCCACCGGTGTCCGAGTAGATGACGAACCGGACCGCAGTGGACCCCGAGGACATCCACAGGCGCGCACTGGCGGCGGTGATCGTGCCGCTGGTCGCCGGGGTGGCGGCGGAGACGACGCACTTGTCCGAACTGGACGAGGTCGAGGAGCTGCCGTTGGTGAGCTTGCCGAACGTCGCCACGTCAGCTGGTCCTGTACCGGCGCACGCCGGACACCTCGACCGACATCGTCCCGCCGCCGGTGTGCGTCAAGGTCGCACTCAACGTCTCGGACGGGTCGACCTCGAAGTAGCGCGGACCGGGGGAGTAGGACAGTTCCGCGCCGTACCCGGGCGTCCATGCGGTGCCGGCACCGGAACTGATCAACCCGGTCGCCGTGTCCACGAGCAGTTCACGTCCGGCGGAGATCACACCGCCCCACTGGAAGAACCCGTAGCTGGTCTGCAAGCGCGGGTTGCTGCCCGGCCCGAACCGCAGCAGTAGTTCCGTACATGGTGCGGTCGCCGCAGAGAACGCCGACAGGTTTAGGGCCTGGCCCGTGGTGAGCGACGTCGGGCCGGTCGTCACCGTCGAACTCTCGACCCAGTGCCCGCCGGGGATGGCCAGGACCGCGCGGAACTTGCCGAACCACGGCGAGAAAGGCTCACGCGAGGGGGCCAGCCGCTCCAGCAACCGGGCGGTGGCGTAGCGCGTCGGCTGCCCGCCCGGGCGGGGGTGGGCCACCTGCAAAGTGCGACTGCTGAACAGCCGCACCAAGGTGTCCCACTGGTCGAAGTACTTGGTGGCCGTGTCCACGCCGGGGGCGAACGCGCCGGTCGCGGGGTTCACGCCGGCCAGGCTCATGGTGAACGTGATCCGACCCGGTCCGTCGGGGCGGCGAGGCTGCCCCGAACCGCCGAACACCATCAGCTCCCCGTCCATGCCGGGCACCACGATGTCCCCACCGATCGGCTCCGGGGCGGTCTGGAGATCTTCGGCGACCTCGATCCGCGTCGCCAGTGACCGCAGATCCACCCCGTCGACCAGGTAGGTGTCCAGGTAGTCAGCCATCGCTCACCACGCCCCGAGCGCCGCGGACACCCGACCGGCCTGCGCGACCCCTGCGGCGCTGCCGCCCCCGCCGATGGCGCGCGACACTGCTGCCTCCACCCTGGCCAGTCCTTCCACGATGGGCCCGGTGCCCGCTCCGGGTGGGGCGTACTGCGAACGCAGGTCCGCGCGCAGTTGCTGGATCGCCGCGACGACGTCCGCGCCGGCCCCGGAGTGGTTGACCCGGATGTCCTGAGTGGTGCGCAGCGCGGCGGGACCACGCATCGGCGAGCCGTCCGACGACGGCCCGGACATGGGCAGCATCGTGCGACCCATCCGGGCGGCGGCGACTTCCAGGATCGCCTGTGACCGCCTCGACGTGCGCTCGATCGGGATGAACGCCTCATCGCCCCGCATGCGATCGCCGATGACTCTCGGCTGGTTCGGCGGGACGATCTCTGCATATCCGGCCGACATCGACCGCATCGCGCCCTCCGCCAGCCCGACAGGAGCGCTCATGCGGTCGACCGGACGCAGCACTCCACCAGCGGCCATCGGCGTGGCGTAACCGCCCTCGGCGCGTGGCGTGTAGCCGTAGGCGACGGTCACCCTGATCGTCGAAGTCCGATCACGGGCCGCGTAGTCGATCGCTGAGTTCGCCGAGCTGGTCTGTGCGTTCGCCGTAATGGTGGACGGCCGCGAACGCGCGGTGTTGTTCAGTTGGCTCTCGGCGGTGCCGGTCTGCGGGATCGCCGTGACGGTGGATGGCCGTGGGCGCGCGGTGTTGTTGAGCTGTCCTTCGGCATCGCCCGTCTGCGGGACCGCGGTGACGGTGGAGTCCCGTGGCAACGCGGTGTTGTCCAGCGCCGCGACGGCGGCACCGACCGCCGGGACCGCGGTGACCAGCGAGTCGCGCGGCACCGTGAGCTGGTCGAGGACCGGGGTGACCAGGTCGTTCGGATTGAGGGTGACCGTGGCCTTCGACCCGTTGGCGTAGGTGACGACCGCATCGACCTTCCCGGTGGCCGGGTCCGGGTGGCCGTCGATGACGACGGTGCCCTTCGAGCCGTTGGCGAAGGTCACGGCCTGGGAGATCTTCCCGTCGACCAGGGTCGGATTGCCGTCCAGCGAGATGATCCCGGTCTTGCTCCCGGCAGCGGTCAGTGCGTCGTTCAGTGCGGTCATGAACTGCGCCGGGTCACCACCGATCGGCACCTTCGGGTTCGCGCTGACGATGGTGCCCATCAGCGCGGCGAAGACCGTACGGGCGTCGACGTCCTGCCCGTTGATGTTCACTGTCGGACTGTGGGACTTGACCGAGGCGATGAACCCGTCCAGGACTGTCTGGGCGTTCACCGTCTGTCCGTTGATCTCCACCGTGGCATTGGTCAGACCGGCCAGGCGTCCGACCTCGGCCAGCCCGTCCAGAGCGGGCTGCGTCTTGCCGTTGATGGTGACCTCGGCCTGGCCTTGCTGGACCGCGGTGAGCACCTGCTGGAGCGCGTCGCGGGCAGGCATGGTCTCCGCGCCGACCTTGATCATCACCTGGGTGGCGGACAGCCGGTCCAGCATCTGCTGGGTGGTGACGATCTTCCCGGTCTCCGGGTCCACTGCGATCTTGACCGTCTTACCGTTCGGCAGCGTCAGAATCTTGGTGGCGAAACCGCTCGTGGCCACGCCGGCCGACAGTGCGTCGAGTTCGACCTGCGACAGGTTCGACAGGTGCTCCAGTAACGCGGTGCGGGCAGGGCCGGACGCGTTCGCTGCCACCTGGAGCAGTGCCGCCCCGTAGGCCCGGGTCCCGGCTTCGGCACCTTGGGTGGCCGTGACGTTGCGCTGTGCGGCCTGCGCCGCCGCGTCGGCGTCGGTCACGTACTGGCGCAGCGCCGCCGCACCCTCCTGCGACGAGGCACCGTGTGCACGGACCGCAGCATTGGCCGCCTTCTCGGACTCACCGAGCCGGGCCAGCGCCCCCTCCAGTGCCAGCATGGTGCCCAGTGCGGTCTGTGCCGCAGCGACGTCATCACGCAGTGCCGCTGCGTGATCGCGGCTGGCCGCAGCGGCTTCACGGTCGACCTCCGCGAGCCGTGCCTTCGCCGCCGCGAGTGCGGCAGCAGCGGCGGCGGCCTTCGGTGAGGCCGCCCCGCCCTCGATGACCGCGTCCTTGTACTCGGTCTCAGCCATCTTCACGATGGCCTGGAGCTGAGCGTAGGAGGTCATCTCGCTGAGCTGCTGCTGGATCGACTTCGTGACGTTGTCGCGGGCGATCGCCTCGGCGTTGATCGCCTCCGGCAGCCCCATCTCCCCGCCGGCCGCAGCCGCAGCGGCAGCGTTGAGCGCGTTCATCGCCATCGTCTGGTTCTGCACGTGGACGGTCTCGGAGGCGATGGCCTGCTTCATGGTGTTCGCCCCGGCCACCACCCGCTGTGCAGCGTCGTCGGCCTTGGAGGCGAGCAGTTCGTAGGCGGCAGCCACTCCGACCAGCACGACGCCCAGGATCGGCACGGCACTGCCGATCCTGGACAGCGCTCCACCGACCCTGGTCATCGTCGTCTCGACCACCTGGCCGGCACGCGCCGAGTTGGTCGCCGCCAGCGTCCACACACCCCACTGGGTGGCGGCGTTGGCCACTGCCGTGCCGATGCCGGTGACCCATGCGCCCACCGGGGTGAGCAGGCGGAACGCCGCGACCATCCCGATGATCATCGGAGCGATCGGTCCGGTGGCGTTGGCCAGGCTGAGCAGCAACCCGATCACGGGGCCGACTGTCTGCGCGAGCAGGCTCATCCCGTTCGCGAAGGCGACCATGCTGTTGCCGGCCAGCTCTCCGAGCTTCGGCAGCAGTGCGCCGACCACAGTGAGGATCTGGCTCAGGGCACCCGTGAACGCCACCATGGACCCGGTGTTGGCCCAGATGCCGAGCATCTGCATGAAACCCTGACCGAGGTTGCCCAGGCCCGTGGCCAGCAGGTCCATCGCCACGCGGGACTCACGGAAGAACGTGGTGAGGGACGACTGCGCGGACGCCGAGGCCATGAAGTGCGCCATGGCCGCGGTGTTGCGCTCCAGCAGGGCCAGGAAGTCCGACCCGGCGGCGTCCGCGGCACGCCACACACTGGCGAAGACCGAGCCCAGGTTGGCGGCGGTGGAGCCGAGTAGGGCGATGCTGCGTGCACCCTCGCGCATCCACTGCTCCAGCCGGCCGGACTCCCGGGCCTGGGCGATGAACGCCCGGAACTGGGCAGAGGCGGCACCGGCACCGGTGGTGATGTCGGCCAGCACCCGCGAGCCGACCTCACCGACGTCGAACAGGCTGGCCACAACGTTGGTGAGCACCGGACTCAGGTTCGCCACGACGGCCCGGGTGTTGGACCACATCACGCTCTGGCGGGCGATGCCCTCGGACGAGGCGACGTAGCGCAGCACCGAGACCGCAGCGCCGTTCAGCTCGGTGGCGACCCGGCCCATGCCGGTGACCAGCATCGGGATCTCGGCCTGGCCGAGCCGGCGCAGTTCGGTCCCGAGGTTGCGGAACAGGTTGCCCTGCACCGCACCCTGGCCCACCTTGAGGGCGGTGTACATGTCCTTCAGGGCCAGCACGAAACCCTGCGCCTCGGGGGTCAGGGTCTTCATGGCCTGCTCGAAGTTCTTCGCGTCGCCCTGTGCCATCGCGGTCAATGCCGCGCCGACCCCTTGCGTGCCGACCTCGATGGTGGCCAGGACGCCACCGACCATGCCTAGGCTGGCGACCAGGATCGGGGCGGTCCCGGCGACCGAACCGACCAGAGTGACCAGCGACGCGGTCATGGACCCGACCCCGGCGGCGATCGTCGGGGCGAACGCCGCGATGCCTGCGAGGATGGCCTGCCACTGCGCCATGCGCCCGCGGCGGTCCACATCGACCTTGACCTCTGCGCGGTACTGCTTGCCGGCGATCTGGGCCAGTTGCATCTCCAGCGCCAGGATCTCCGCGCGAGCCTTCGCCGTGTCGGCCTTCACCGTCACGTCGGGCTTCATCAGGCTCAGCTCGACGACACGGGTACGCAGTTCCGCCAGGCGCTCCATCGCCGTGCGAGTCTCAGCGTCGATCTGCACCCGGCCACCGGCGATCGACTTCATCGTGGCCTGGACGCGGGCCAGCTGTCCGAGGAACGAGCCGGTGTCCAGCTGGATCTTGATCGCCTGGGCTCGCATGGACTCGATGCGGACCTTGAGCATCTCGACCTGTGCCAGCGCCCGGGCGGTGTCCGCATTGATCTTGATGGTGCGGGCGTGGATGGATTCGGCGCGCGCCTTGAGCACCTCGATCTGCGCCTGCGCCTTGGACGTGTCGATGTCGATCTTGATCGTGCGGGCGTGGATGTTCTCCGCACGAGCCTTGAGCACGTCGATCTGTGCTGCGGCCTTGGACGTGTCCGCATCGATCTTGATGGCGGTCCGGGCCTTGAGCGCGTCGATCTCCGCCTGCGCCTTGGCCTTGAACGCCTTGATCTGTGCTATCGCCTTGGCGGTGTCGACGTTGGCCTTGACGTCGACCCGGGCGTCCCGCAGCGCCCTGAGCTGGGCTGCGAACCCCTTCAGCTCCGCCGCGTCGACATCGGCCCTGATGTTGACCCGGACATCCTTGAGCGCCTTGAGGCGGGCCTCGAACTCCTTCAGTTCGGTCGAGGCCGCCCGGGTGTCGAGCTTGATCTTCGGGTCGACCTGCATACGGTCGAGCGACTTGAGCCGTTCCTCCAGCCGCTCGGCCGCTGCGGCCAGGGCCAGGAACTCCTTGGACGCGCTGTCCCTGGCTGAGATGTCGAACTGCATCTCCGCCATGCGGAGTCACCTCCTAGGAAGCGCGCGTGTGGAGTTGTCGTCGTGTCGGGGCGGCCCCCTACTCCGTGGACACGGATTCCTGGACCTGCACAGCCGCAGCGGCGTTCTCCGCCTTCACCGCAGCCTCGGTCGCCTCGATGATCGCAGTCAGGTCCAGCTCGTCGTCATCGATGTTGAATGCATCGGCCAGCTCCAGGCCGGCACGCTTGCGTGCGATGACCAGCGCGGCGACGAACGCGTCGGGGTCCAGCTCGAACCGGGCGCCACCGGCGACCGAGGGCGTGTTGCCGCTCGTGATGCGCTTCTGGATCCGGGCCTCGGACGCCGTGATGCGACTGTCGTCGAACACCCAGTCCCTGCCCTGATACGGGATCACCCAGCGAATGACTGCCTCCTCATGACCGACCGCCACAGGACGAGCACTTCTGCTCGATCGTGACCATCTCCTGATAGCGGACACTGGTCGTCTCCCAAGTGCCCGACGACTTCCTTCTTGCCCGTGGCCGGATTGGTCTCCAGCTCCTGGATCCAGACCCGTTCGCGTTTCCACACGATCTTCGGAGTGGGGATGTAGACCACCCCGCTCCCGGCACACCGCGAACAGGGAACTGCACGCAGGCCGGCCATCAGCCCTCGATCCGCCGGGCGACGACATCCATCGCACGCTGTACCCCGGCTCGGAACTCCGGCTCGCCTGCCCGGATGGTCACGAAGAACCAGGGCCGCCCGAGCTGGCCCACGCTCTCGCTCCCGCCGAATACCGGGTGGTGCCAACCGGGCGCCGTCTCGGTGTCACTCAGTGCGGCCAGACGAGCACCCCAGGGCCCACGCCCGACCGCAGCCCCGTTGATCCCGAACCGCACCCCGTTGTGCAGAGCTGTCGTGCGGGTGGCCGCCGCCAGACCGGCACGCAGGGAGGAGCGAGGGGGATCGACGATGTCCGTGGTGTCGGGGCTCGCGGACGGGAAGCTGGCGGACAGGACCGCCGTCCGGACGCTGGCCAGCACCGGGACGGCGGCGCGCTGCAACTCCTTGGCGGCTTCGCGCTCCAGTCCACCCGCTGCTGCGGCACGCAGACGCCGGGCCAGGCGACCGAACTGCTCATAGCGCCGGACCCGGATCGTGATCGTCATACGAGCCTCGGATTCCGCACCAGCTTCACATGCACTCCCGGCTTCTTGAGTTTGTCGGCGTTGCGCTTCTCCGTCTGCGCGGCCGTGTCGCACCCCCAGCACTGGTGCAGTTCGGTCACGTAGGCGTCGTCGTGGCCGCCCTGTTCGGGGTCCCATTCGTCCGGGCGAGTACCGCACTGGGGACATGCCTGGGACTGGCGCAGTGTCCACACGATCGCCTTGTCCCGGTCGTCCCGCGCCCACGCCAGGAACTGCGAGTGGGGTAGGCCGATGGGAGCGCAGTAGGCCATCTCGGCAGCTAGCTGGGCGTCCCCGTCGAATCTTTTCCCAGGCTCACGTCCGGGGTCCGGTCGTTCAGGGTGCAGGCGACGTTGAACAACGTGTTGACCTCACCGGCGGTCATCCAGTGCCCGGCGATCAGGTCCGCCCAGTCCTGCTCCGACAACGGGTCCTCGCCCGCGTCGGTCACCACGGACGCGGCGAGCAGGGCCGGCCGGAACGTGTGCACGTCCCAGGCCGCCCCCCTCGCCGCGTCCTGCTCCGATGGCGAGTGCAGCTGGACCAGTGCCTCCCAGTCGGCGGCCGGCAATGCGCGGAGCTGGATCTGCTCCGCTGCACCGTTGTCGGCCGCCGCCAGGGTGACGATCTGGCTCGGCAACTGCCGCGCCCGGAGCCTGTCGCGCAGGCTCATCACTCGACCACCAGCCCCGCTAGGGGATGGCCACGTCCTCTGCCGGCGGCTGGGTGATGGAGAACTGGTACATCGTGTTGAACGGCTCGCTGTCGCCGCGCTGCTTCGGCCGGGAGATGACCAGCACCGGGAACACGTCCATCTTGCGGGCGGTGACGTCGCCACCGTCGAGGAAGACGACGTACCCCTGGTACCCCTGAGTGAGGGTCTGCCGTGCATCGACGCCGGTCAGCGCGTTGTAGATGGTCAGCGAGGAGTCCTTCGCCGACGTCCGGCCACCGATCTTGGAGACGAACAGCGAGGCGTAGTCCGGGCGGTCGACCTGATCGGCCTCGATGGACCAGCCGTCGATGCCGCGCACCTGGCGGGTCACGTCGAGGCCGGCGTCCAACTCGCCCCGGGTGGGCGTGAGGTAGTTGGACATGGTGTTGACGATGTACACCCGGGTGATGCCCGGCTGGTAGAAGGCCGTGTACGCGGCGATCTGGGACGGAGGCATGACTCAGGACTCCTTCGTGGTGTGACCGGGGATGAGCGGGGGTTCCAGCTCGGACTGATCGACGTCGGGGGGCGGGTCGGACTGGTCGTCACGGACCTGCCAGCCGCACGCCGCCCACACACCGACGGCCTCCCGAAGGGCCTTGAAATCGTGCGCAGGCGTGAGGGCCGGATGGGTCATCCAGACCTCGCTCATGACCGCTGCGGACCCAGTGCCGCGAACGTCACCGTCGTGACCGCCGACCACGACAGCCACACCAGTCCGTCCGACGGGTCGGCGTAGGCCGTCGGGATGTCGACGAACTTGGTGGCGCCGGCCGCGACGGCGACCACCCGGTCCGGCATCACCAGCCCGTCGTAGTCCAGCGTCGACGGGCTGGACACCGTGAGGTTGATCGACGCACCTGAGCCGTTGACCACCATCAGTCGGCTGCCCGGAGGTGCCTTGTCCGACCCGGCGCCCCCTGCCGTCGCGCTCGACATCGAGAGCGTCAACCCGGCCGAACCCGGGTTCTGCACTGCCACCGTTGCCACGGGTCACGCTCCTTTTTGGTGGGAATGAACTGGCATGCCACCCTGCGTGGCTGGCATGCATGCACGTGCGATCAGAGGAACACTCGTTTGTCCACGCGGACGGTGAACTCGATGACCACCGAGGCGCCTTGGGGGCTCTCGACCGGCTGGTAGTTCCACCGGCTCAGGTACGCCCGGTCGCAAGTGCCACCGAGCTGCTGATCGGCCTTGAGCACCGCATCCACCCCGTCGAGCAGGGCGAGTGCTCGTGCCCGGCGGGGTTGTAGGCCGTTGTCGCCGCTCCATGACTGGAGCGAGCCGCGTATGTCGAACGGGGCACTGGTGACACCGCCCCACGCAGGACGGTTGTCACCCGCGGCACCTACGGCATAGGTGAGCGAGAGCCCCAGCGCGACCATGTCTGCGGCCTCGATGTTGGCCAGGGGTGGGCCGTCGATGACCAGCACGTCCTGGAGCGACGGGGAGGCCGCGAAGCTGGCGGTCACCGACTCGACCAGGGCCGATAGAACTTCTTCGCAGGGGTGAGCCACTACGCCTCTTCCGGTCTACGTCGACGGCCGCATCCGCGGGCCGGTGGTGTTCGCGGGACGCATCGTCGAGCCGGTGACGATCGCTGGATGCATCTGGGCAACAGACGTGACTGCGGGGTGCATCGAGCCGCCCGTGGCCGGCGGTGGCGTGGTGGCCGTCGCGGTCACGACCAACACTGACCCCGAACTCGCGACGACCTGCGCCGTGTCCACGCGCACTGCGGTGGTCGTGACCGCGGACCCGGACGATGCAGCAACTGCTGCCGCGTCCACGCGAACGGCGGTAGCTGCCACCGACGAGCCGCTGGCCGTGGACACGGATGCCGAGTCGATCCGCTGTGCGGTCGCGATGATCACGCTCGCGGTGGACGCAGACACCGATCCCGTCGACGACAGGGCTGCGAACACCCATATCCGCCCTCGCCGGATCAGACCCGGGACGGGCCGGCGCGAGGTCGCCCGCCCGACAGAAGACAGATCCTGCGCGGGGACGACCGGAGTGAACCGGCCCGCGCGCCGAGCTGCCGCAGTAGCGGCGCCGGCACGGCGGATCAGGTCCGGCGGTACCTGGGGAGCAACGGGTGCCTGCGGCGCCCACGGTGGCGCGAACAGACGCCCGCCTCGACCAGACAGCTGCACCCGGCGTACCGGTCGGGCCACCTTCGGCGGCAACGGACCGGGTCCCGCCTGCACGCCAGCACGCGGGACGTCCTGGAAGTCGCCACGTCGCACCGGCCAGCCCGGCCACTGCCGCGAAGCCCGCAGGGCCGGTGGCAGTGGCCCAGGGCCGGCCTGCACGGTGGTCGGGACGAACGCGAACACGTCCCCGCGGCGCGCTGGCAGGCCCGCGCCACGTGTCCGGCGCGGCGCCGGGACAGGGGGACTGCTGATGGTCGGGGCCGGGAAGAACGGTTCGCCCCGTCGGACCGGCAGCACTGGCCGTCTGCGCCGGACGACCTGAGCCACCCATGGCGGCGGCACCAGCGGAACGGCCGGTGGGATGGCCAGGAACTTGCCCCGCCGAGGCAATGGGGCGACGCGCGGTCGGGGGCCGGCCTGTTGACCTGGCTCGGGCGGCAGTAGTTGCGCCACCGGAGGCGGGAACCACGGCCGACCGCGGATGGCTCCCCGGCGGGCCAGCAGGTACCGCCAGCGACGCATCACGGGCTACTCCGTCCTGGCCGCTACCTCACACACCGCTCATCCCCCGGGTGTACCTCACTCCTCGTACTCGACCGACAGGGTGTAGGAGTGCGAAGCCGGCAGGGCGTTGTCCCGGTTGACGAACACGATCGGGTTGGCGGTGCCCACGTCGGAGATGAACTCCTCCAGCAGCTCCCACGGCAGGTCCACGCCGGACTGGGAGTTGAAGGAGACCCGGTACTGGTCAGCGGCACCCAGGGTCGGCTGGACGGACCACACGGTGTCCATGCCGGTGATCCCCGACGCCGGGGAGCGGGGGTCCAGCCGCTGCGCGGTCACGGTGGTGGACGCGGTGCCGCGGGCGGTGCCCCGGTTGATCCCGACGGTGACCTGCTGACTGGTCGGGGTGGTGGCACCGGCGACCACTCCGAGGGTGACCCGGCGCAGCTTGCATGCCACCGCTGCGGCGGGGACGAGTGCGGCGAAGGCGGTGTCGACCGCGAGCGCCGCCGCGGACTTGACCTGGGCGGAATAGCGCGCCATGGACGGCTGCCTTTCTTGCAGGGCGAAGCATCCCGACGCCGGACGGCACGGGGAGATGAGGAGCGGAGCTAGAACCGGCCGCCGTACTGGGAGATCACCGGCACGGGCCGCGGCGCCGGGGCGCCACCGCCGGTCGACAGCAGTGCGCCCAGCCACGCGCCGGCCGAGCTGGACGAGGTGATCGACGCCCCGGACGCGGACTGGCTGCCGGACGATCCGGGGATCCGGTAGGCGCAAGAGGCCGAGTCGACGTCGTCCAGCTCAGTGAAGCTGGTCGGTGGGGTGTGCGTGCCGTTCGAGTCGTTGTAGACGCACCAGAACAGGCCGCCGGCCGCGTCGGTCATAGTGACCGACATCGACGTGATCGACCCGAACGTCCCGGTGACCGGGGTGGCGACCGCATCCCACGGATCGCCCGAGGTGGCGCACCCGGAGAACAGGGCGACCTCGGCGGTGGTCCAGAACCCGCCGCCGGTCCAGGAGAACGAATAGGTACCCGTGTCGGCAGCGGTCAGCCGCTTCCACCAGACCGAGTTCTTCGCCAGCCCGTCACCGGACGACCAGGTGGCACCCTTCTGCGTGAACCCGGCCGGCGGAGTAATGGTCGGCGTGGCCCCGGACGCCCATTGGCCGAGGAATACGACCGCGATGTCATCGACCGCGGCACCGGTCGGAACAGCCGGGGCGATCGAGGCGACGGACTGCGCGTTACCCGTACTCGAACTGGATCGGAACGCGACGGCCACGGGTGCTCAGACGGTTTCGACCAGGAGCCACGAGAACGAGCTGGTGTCCGCAGTGTTCACCGCACCCGCCCCCGTGTAGCTGGTGATGACGAAGTTGGTGCCGATCGTTCGACCGGACATCGCCAGGAATCCGGGAGTACCAGCGATGTTGTAGGCCATCGCAAACACCCGCGTATTCGCCGTGATCGTCGTGTTCGCGATCGTCACGGTCCCGCTGGAAAGGGTCGCCGTGCCGATCCGGCCGTTGGTGCCGGACTTGACCTGCAATCCCTTGCCGACCGTGTTGATGATCAGGTCCGACGCCAGCGTCGTGAGCCCGGTGTTCTCGTCGGCCAGGTAGGTGACGGTGCCGGTGGTCGCGGGCGGTGCGGACGGGTGCCGCTGGAGCGCGATGCAGACGGCCTCGCAGGTCGAGTCCACGTTGAGCGTGTACTGCGGCACCGTAGCGCCCAGGCTGCGGCACGCGTTCAGGACGACCCGCGAGACGTTCGCCCCGCCGTTGGTACCGATCCGGAACGCCGACGCGGTACCGGGCACATTCAGTGCGTAGCAGGCGTTCAACGTGCAACTGGTGGTGCCGTTGAACAGCGCGAACCCATGACCTGTCGGGGTCTCGACGCCGCACCCGTTGAGGCTGATGGACGTGCAGAACGCCAGCTGGTAGCCGATCGTGCACCCGTCGGTCGAGCAGGCGTTCATCGACGAGTAGGCCAGCGCGTTGAACGAGTAGCCGTTCCCGGTGCACGCATTCGCGTAACAACTCGTGAATGCGCAGCTCGTGCCGCCGATGCCACTGCCGGAGTTGTCCTGGAGATGGAACCCGTCGCCGCCGCACGACTCGACCCGCACGTGGTCGAAGATGCAGTTGCAGGCGTCCTCGATGTAGATGCCGTGCCTGCCGAAGCCACTGATCATGACGTTGCGGAACACGCAGTCGAACACCGCGTACGCGGACGGGGCGGCGAGGTTGACCGCGTCGACCGAGCCGGAGCCGGCACCGATCAAGCGCATGTCCTGGATCCGGAGCCTGCGGTGTGACGACGCGGAGAACAGGTGCGCACTAGTGGACGTGGTACGGATCGCCGTGGAGAACTCCCCAGCGCCTGCGAGCGACACCCCGTCGACGGTGATCGTGAACCCGCCACTGACCAAGTAGGTGCCGGGCGGGAAGTAGACCGTCGTGGCCACGCCGTACGTGCTGGTGATCGCCATCGCTGCCGCGATGGCTGCCGCGATGGCGGCCTGGTCATTGGTGGAGTTGTCACCGACCGCGCCGTAGAGCGGGTTCTTGACGTTGACGTACACCGTCTCCAGCGCCCTGACCCGCCCGGACGCACCACCCAGGTCGACCATCTCGACAACCAGGGCGTTGTAGTCCGCGTGGAGCAGCTGCGCACCGGGCGTGTACGGGTACGCGCCCGGTGCGGTGTAATCGACCACGTCAGGCCGCGAGCGGCGTGCGCGACACCGTGAGCGCCGTGAAGTTCAGCTGCGACCCGTTGATCACCGGCACGCCCGCGGTCAGCGCCGCGGACTCCAGGAAGTTCCCGGCCGTCGAGGCGTCCCACAGACTGATGTGCGTGACCGTCTCCGACGCGGTCATCGCGAAGTTGGACAGCGTCGAGAGCGTCATCGACCCGCCCGACGGAGCCGCCCAGGTGACCTGATTGCGAGTCGTCACCGCACTTGCGTTCGATGCCGCCGACGCGCCCGGGTCACCGGTGTGCAGCTTGACGTAGACCGCCGCGATCGCCGGGTTCGCCGTGTTGCGGTACACATTCAGCTCGGCGTTGGCCTTCGCCGTGGCCAGCCCGACCGTCATCGCGCACCGTCCTGCACGTAGACGGGCTCGCCGTTCTCGTCCAGCACCGGGTGGCCGTTCTCGTCCAGCAGGACACCCGCCGGGTGCACCGCCGACGCGGTCACCGTGAACACATTCCCTGTCGCAACCTCGGTCACCGGCGCCACTCCTTGTTTCACAACATCGCTCGACGTGGGCCCAGCACTTCAGCTGCGGCCATGGGAATCGCGTAGCCGGCGACGACCACCGTCGTGCCGGAGAACTGGTCGGCGAGCTGGTTCGCCCTGGTCAGCAACTGGCCGCGTCCGGGGGCCTTCGAGCCGACTCCGGAGCGCTGGGTCTCCCACAGGTGCCGCAAGATCATCTTCGCCCCACCGACGACCTTGGCCGGCGCGAGCGACCAGCCGGCGACGTAGACGAACCGCACCAGCCCGTACAGGTAGCTGGTCGACGGCAGGGCACGCACCACATTGGTGTCGGGGTCCAGGTCGAACCCGGCCGGATCCCAGCTCCCCGCCAGCCCGTCCAGGGACGTGATGGACGTCAACGACACCGCGGGCGAGGCGAGCAACGTCAGCTCTCGGACGGGCTGGCGCAGGTACTGGCGTTCGGTGATGGTGCGCCGCGCGATGGTGCGCCCGGTCAGCATCTCCGTGATCTCGGTGCAGACCTCGATCCACCCGCGCAGTTCCTCGTCGTACAGCGACGTGGTGATGTTCAGGTGCTCCTTGGCGTCCACCAGACTGATGACGTATCCCGGGTTGGCCGGTCGGACGTCGAAGGTGTCGGCGTACGCCGTGGATGGCGTGGTTGACGTCCAGCGCACCGCGTACCGGCCCGACATCGCCGGGACGTAGTTGACCGTGTAGCGCCCGGTGGACGGGTTGGTGAACGCCGGAGTGGCAGTGGTGCCGTCCGGCAGGGAGAGCGTGAGAACGACCGAGGCGGCATTGACGGGGGCGCCGGCCGCGTCGAGCACGTCTACGGACAGAGGGACGGTGTCACCAAGATCGAAGGCCACGCCAGGTCACCTCCGTCCGATCGATGGCTCAGGTGGTGGAGCGGCGGGGGCCCCGTCGACCTCGCGGGTCGCTGTACGTCTGTCCCAGGCGGGGTGCAGGCGCCCCGCCAACGGGCGGCGTGTCCACGGCCTGCGGTTCCTCCGGCGGCGGGCAGTACCCCAGCTGGGCGAGCTGCGTGTCCACGGCCGCCATTCGGCCGGTGTTGCCGTACGCCTCGGCGTTGGCGCGCTCGGCCAGCAACTGGCGCACCTGGCCGGCCACCTGGTACGGAAGATCGAAGTCGGCCTTCATGATGTTCTCCTTGTTCAGGACGCGGCGATGGCCATGACGTGCACGGATGCACCAGCAGCAGCCACGGTCGAGGCCAGCACGCTGACGCCCAGGACGGTCACCGACGACAACCGCACCGCGCGGACGGTGACGCCGGTCGCACTCGGGGCGGCCACCTCGACGGCGTAGTGATTGCCGTCCCCGGCGGTGGGGTCAACCACGGACGCGCTGACCACCGGGGGGGCCGCGAAAGCGGTCGGGAAGGTCCAGGACACCTGCCCCGACCCGTCGGCGGTGAGCACCGCGGCCTGCGGTGGTGCGGCGGACGAGCCGGAACAGTCGACGGAGACCGCCACGTCAGGCCCCGACGGAGGTGACGACCCGGGCCGTCGTGTCCGACGACAGGCCGGTCAGTACGACCGAGCGGCAGATGTTGTCCCCAACGCTGTCCCCGCGCAGTTCCAGGACCGATCCGGCCGCGAACGTCACGGCGGAGTCGGTCCCGACCTGGACCGAGACGCTGCCGGTGAGCACGCTCAGAGCCAGGCCCCGTGCCGCCCCTGCGGCCACGGTCAGGGTGGCGGTGCCGTTGAGCGTCTTGACCTCGGGGTACCAGCTCATCAGAACGTGGCCAGAGTGGCGGTGTTCGTGACGTTGGTGTTCGCCGAGTACGTGATGCGCAGGTACCGCCACGGGTGGTCGCGCCGCAGGATCTTGCGCGACGTGCCGGCTGTGGTGATGACGAACGTGGCCACGGACGCCGTCTCCGGGGTTGCCGCGTCGGCGTACGCCACGGCGAACCAGTCCACGCCGTCGACCGATCCCTCGATCGCATAGGTGCACGTCGGGGTGGCGCCGACGGTCGTGGTGATGGTCAACAGTGCCGGGCCGATGGTGCCGCGCCGGTCCGCCACGTTCGAGGACTGGCCGTTGCCAGTCTGCCCGGTGGACAGTGTGACGAAGTTCGGGTAGCCGGTGTCCCCGGGGGCGACGATCGTTGCCACGTATCCGCCTTAGAGGTAGATGGAGACGTCAGCAGCGCCGAGGACTCTGGCGGCCGCCTCGCGCGCGTCGGCAGTCGTCGAACCGAAGTCGAATGCGACGTAGTCAGTGGCGTCGAAGTAGAAGCGCGCCGTTCCGTCGGACTCGAACTCCACACGGCGTACGGCGTTCAGATTGACTGCCTGTGTGGTGTCGTGCACGAACCTCGACATCGCCCTACTCCGGTACGACCAGAACGGCGGCACGGTAGGTGACCGCCGGAGTTGTCCCGCCGATCGTCGAGGTGACCCGGACAAACGACTTGGTGAGCCGCGCGTTCGACATCGCATTGCCGGCGGCCGTCAGCTGCGGAGTCGCACTTCCGGGGACCGCAGTCCACGCACTGCCGTCACTGGACTCCTCCAGCGACACGTTCAGCGTCGGCGTAGTACCGGTGGCTGCCGTGCAGTGGACGAGCAGCACGACGTCCGCCGCCAGTCCGGCGTTGGCGACCGGTCCGGACGACGCACCCGCCGCAGCGGCCGTGCCGACGAGAGCGAGATCGCCCATGACGTTGCGAAGTCCCATGACTCTCCTGCTTTCCTGGGTCGATAGATGATCGGGAGGGCAAACACCCACGTCCTGATCGTTCGAACGATCAGGACGTGGGTGTCGCTAACTCCTAGAACACAGGGCTGATCAGGCCACTGCCCGAGATCTTGGAAACGCCACCGGTGAAGCGTCGGAAGCTGTAGGCCAGGTAGCCGTACAGCACCAGGAGAACGCCCAGGTTCGCCGCAGCAGCCTGCTCGGCCCGGATGAACACCGGCTGACTCGGGTCCTCCCACAGGTGACATTCCGAGGTCGGCACCACATAGATCTCGTCCTCGGTACCGGCGCCCGCTGTGGTCGTGATGTTGTTGTCCACGATCACCACCAGCCCGTTGGGCAGGATGCCCCGCGCGCCGGAGCCGTACCGGGTGGCCAGGTTGGCACCGGCCGCCTGGGTGGCGATGCCGGGCTGGGAGATCATCGGCCACGAGCTGGTCATCTGAGACTGGAGCCAGGCCCACCGGCGCGAGTGCATGACCGCCACATCCGGCGAACCGAACCCGAGCAGTGCGGCATCCACGCCGGCCTGTGCACCCAGGATCTTCGGGTACAGCTCGGGACCGGTCGGGTTGGTGTCGGCGTAGGTCGTGGCGGTGGCCACGTTGGCCAGACCGGTGGTGGCCTGGTTCAGCAGTGTCGAGTCCAGCACGGTGCTGTACCGGCGGAACAGGTCGTCCATGACGACGCCCTCGATGCCGGTACCGCGGTCGATCGCCTGCCGGCTGATGATCTGCTGGCCGGCGATGGTCTGGACGTTCTCCGTCAGGAGGGTGTCGTCCATGTCGGTGTTCTGCACCGCGGCGTTCTCCGACGCCTGGATCGCGGCACCGGATGCGGTCGTGATCCGCGAGATGTTGACCGTCATACCGTCGGCCGGCAGCTCGTGCTTGTTGCACACGTCGGCGAACGGACGCAGCGCGGCCGTGGCCGGGGCGTACATCTCGGTCAGGTACTGCGGCACGGTGAGGCCGGCGAACGCGCCGGTGCCGACCGCACGCTGCATCTGGATGCCGCGCTCGACCTGCTCCTCCCGCATGTGCTGGGTCAGGCGCTGCTCGGCGTGCATGTCGCGGTGCAGGTACTGCGCCAGCACGTCACGGACGAACTCACCACCGGAGCGGCAGTTGCCCTTGTGGTAGGTGCGCTCCTCGTTGCCGACCCGCGCCACCCGGTCGTACGCCGGGCGCGTGGCCACGGAGCCACCACCGGTGCCGGCCGGGGTCGGGGTGGATCGCTCGGCCATCTGGGCGTCGACCGCGGCCTCCGCCTCCTGGATCTGCTTGGCCGAGGCCAGCTTGTCGCGGACGGCCTTCAGGTTGGACTCGGCCTGGTTCCGCTTGTGCATGAACTCGTCGACGTCGCCCTTCTCGTCGGCGGTCAGCGCCATGCGCCCCTCGGCCTTGGCGCGCTCCAGGATGAACTTGGCGGAGCTGGTCGCGCGGTCGCGCTCCTTGATCGCCTGGTCCTCTTCCACCTCGATGGACAGGATCAGGTCGCGAATGGTCATTGCCATCTCGCTGTGCCCTTTTCAGTAGGCGGGAACGGGGGATTCGCCACCAACCTCACAGGGCCAGGCAGCAATTCATGCGGATCCGCAACCAACCCTCGATGGAGCCAGGCAGCGGTGTACGTCGCAACCAACCCTCAAAGGGGCCAGGCAGCGATAATTCGCCGGATCCGCAACCAACCCTCAAAGGGGCCAGGCAGCGACCGGTGAAAGATTCAGGCGAGGTTGAGCATCGCCAGGTAGAAATCGACGTCCTCCGCCGCTCTGGGGGCGGGCGCCGGAAGAGCGGGGGCAGGGGGCACGCTCGCCGTGTCCACGTCGTTGCGGGCGGACAGCCTGGCCAGTGCGGCACGGGCCAGGCCCGGCGGCAGCTGGTCGAGGTCGGCCAGGATCTCCCGGGACCGCGCGGCGATCGAGGTGTACGGGTTCGCCCCGTAGTTCACGGCACTCACATCGCCGCGGTCCATGCTCAGGCGGGTGATCCGGAACGTGGTGAAGTCATCGGCCCACACGCCCTCTTCGAGCATGAACGCGAACGACATCTCAGTGATGTTGCCGTCCTCGATGGCGACCACCAGATCGCACACGTCCTGGCGCTTCGGGTTCAGCCACGCCTGGCTGCGCAGGCCTCGTTCAGTCATGGACAGCGTGAGGGTGTTGGCCTGCGTGCGTGCCATGGTCATGCCCTTGTGGTTGAGCAGGAACGCCACGTCGGGACTGGCCGCGAGGGTCTCGGCGAACGCACTGCGCTCGACGATCTCGTCGTACTCGCCGAAGGTGTCCCACATGCGGTACCGGCGGTCGGTGACCGACGCGATCCCGTCCAGATAGTACAGCTGCTGGCCGTTGCGCTCGGTCATCCGCGCCTTGAGCTGCGCGGTGGCCGGCACCAGGCGCGCCCGACCCGTGTCCACAGGCAGTGCTGCCCGGGTACCGCCATCCGTGCCCATCGCCGCCGCACGGTCCCTGGCTGCGGATGCGAGGTCTCCGGCGACAGGGGCAGTGGCCGAGCGTGCCTGCATGTCTCCTCCGAGAGCATCGATCCGGGCCGTGAGCGTGTCGATCTGCACCTGCGCCTTCGCGGTGTCGACCTCGACCACCGCACGCCGGACGCCGGCCGGCTCGGGGGCCTGCTCGCGTCCGGCGTAGCGGAACGGGGTCAGGTCGAACGAGCGCATCATGCGCGCCTCGACCCGTGCGCTCGTGTCGCTGTACGTCCGGTCGGCCAGGCCCAGGTCGACCGCTTCGACGCCGTACAGCCACGTCTCGGCGCGCATCAACTCGCGCCAGTGGTCGACCTCGCCACCGGCCTTGAGCGCGTACAGGCCCGCGATGTTGTCGCTCTGGCGGTCCAGGAAGGTGGCCATCCTGGCCATGTCGACCGAGTTGCCGTCCGACATGGCCGAGGCGTCGTGGATCATCATCTGCGAGCCGGGCATCATGGTCACCTCGTCCGCCGCGGTGGCCACGAACGACGCGGCCGAGGCGGCCAGGCCGTCCACGTAGGCGCTGACGTACGCCGGGTGGTGCCGCAGTGCGTTCGCGATGGCCAGGGCGTCGAACACCGAGCCGCCCGGTGAGTTGATCCGCAGCCGGATCCGGCTCGCGGTCACCGCGTTCAGCTCCTGCACGAAGTCGGTGGCGTCGACCCCGAACGACCCGCCGATCTCGTCGAAGATCAGGATCTCGGCGATGTCGCCCGACTGTCCGGTTCCGTCAGGGGCACTGCCCAGGTCACCGGAGCGGAACTCGTACCAGGGCAGTCGCACGCCGGCCAGCGCCGACGCACTCACTCCGTGCCGGGTGGCGTAGTCGATGAACCGGGCCGTGGTGCGGTTACGGCGACTGGTCAACCGGCGCACGTGCGGACTGGTCATCGGGTGCGTTCCCATCAGTTGTGGACGTCCCCACCGGCCCCGGTGCTGGTGCGCGAGGTCAGGTTCGGGTCGCCGAACAGGCGTACGAACTCAGCCTCATCGGCCGTGGTCAGCGGTGGCAGGTTCTCCAGTGCCCGCGCCTCGGTCGGAGTGAGCGTGCGGGACGCGATGCGGTTGGCCAACACCTTCACGCGGCTCTCGTCGTCCATCCGCAGCAGCGCCGAGGTGTTGAACTTGATGTAGCGCGGGGCGGGGAGCAGCCGCGAGAGCCGCTGTTCGCGCCGGAAGATCGCCGGGCCCAGGTGGTAGATCAGGAATTGCAGATTGCGCTGGCTGACGTTGGCGTACGTGACGTTGCCCGTGTGCACGGCCGCGTCGATCAGGTCGCCGGGGCAGCCGAAGAAGCGTGCGATGTCCGACACCGAGTAGCGCCGGGCCTCCAGCCACTCCTTGCCCGTCTGCTCGGCCTGGAGCATCGAGTACTCCCAGTCGTTACCGGTGACGAACACATCACCGGCCGCGACAGTGGCCTTGAACCGGGCCTTGACGGCCTCCGCATTGGCCGGTTCGAGGGTCTGCATACGGTTGCGCAGGTGCCCGCGCGGCACGCCACCGCCGCCGAACCAGGACAGCGCGAAGTCCTGGATGGACTGGTGCTCACCGATGGTCCATGCTGCGAACGCGATCGGCGACAGACCCACCGGCAGGCCGGACACGGTGAACTGCTTCTCGTGCCATACCTGGTCGAGCGGGTATTCCTTGTTGCCGATCCGCCACTTGACCGTGCCGTCGTGCTGCTCACGTAGAGAGCACGTCGAGATCGGCTGGAGGTCGATCCGGCTGGGCAGCCCGTTGGAGTACCGGTCCGTGATCAGCCCGACCGCGTTGCCCGCGCGGTCGAGGTCGATCTGTGACGAGTAGGCCCACTCGGTCCAGTCGACCCGGTCCCCGCCGGGCATCCGGAAGAACAGGGGCTTGGTCACTGCCAGCTGGAGCGTCCTGCCGTCCTGGTCGACATCCCGGAAGACGTCCACCGGGAAGGTGGAGATCAGGTCGGCGCGCAGGCGCAGGCACGCCCACACGGCCGAGTGCCGCAGCGCGGTCTCGTTGGTCACGATCGGCAGTCCCGGCCCGATCGCGATCCGCGGGGGGACCAGCTGGGACGCCGACGCTCCCGCATGATCCCCGTAGGAGCCCGACAGGTCAGCTACGCGGCGCTGCCGCCCGAACAGCAGCCCCACGGTCACCACCCTTCATCGGTCGTTCGGCGAACCAGGCGGCAGCGACCAGGCAGGCACCGCTCGTCAACAGGCCCGCCCACGGGGCGACGTACGTCGCAACACCCAGCCCGGCGCCGGCCGCGACCAGCAGCAGCCCCAGCACCTCCAGCGCGGTCACCACGTTGATCACCAGCACGCCGGGCCCGTCGATGCGTCCATTAGGTGGCACGTCAGAACACCGACTTCAGTACGTCGTAGTCGGCCCGTCGAGGGATCGAGCGGGCCAGGTGCACCGCGCCGGCCATGGCGTACGCGGCGTCGTTGTCCCCGGCGCCTCGGCGGGCGAACCGCCACCCGTCGCCCATGTCCCGGCGGATGCTGCCCGCGATGTGGGCGTTCAGCAGGGGATCGTCGGAGTGCTTGAACTTGCGGTCGACCACCAGGCTCGCCAGCGTCTGGCACGCCGCCGAGGCGTCCGCACCGGTGAACGGCACCACGCCCGGGGCGTCGGGCGGGGCATCCTTCGGGTCGAACACCGGCGCGCCGATGGTCCGCAGGTGCTGTGCCTTCAGTTCCGCGCCGACCACGGCGGCGGGGCCACTGGGGAACCAGGCGCAAGCCCGAGGCTTGTAGTGCTGGGCCACGCGCGGGAACGCACTGCGGAACGCGTCCACCGAAGGCCACTGCTCGAAGATCTCCCCGAGGACCGTGCCGTCCTCCAGTGCGACCGCTGCGGCGGCCGTGACGTGACCGCTGTCCATGGCCACGTCGACCGCCATCACCATGTTCGCCAGGTGGTGCTCCAGCGACACCGACGAGTCTGCACAGGCCCGCCACGCCTCCGGGTCGACCGCGCTGTCCAGCGAGGCCACCCGCATGCACAGGTTCTCGGTCTTGTAGTCGGCCGGGCGCTGGGTCAGCATCGCCGAGCGGAGCTTCTGTTCGGTGATCGTGTGGCCGAGGCCGGGGTTCGCCTGCGCCCAGGCGTTGCGGTCGTCCAGGGCGCATCCGTCCGGTGCGCTCCACTCGAACAGGCCCATCGACGGGTCCAGGCCGGCGATGGCCTGAGCGCGGAGTTCGTTCAGGACCACCGACTGGTCGTCGCCTGCGTTGGAGATCCCGACGATGATCGAGTTGGGGCGGGCCATCGTGGTGTTCGACAGCGCCGCCCAGGCGTTGGTGTCCTTGTAGGTCCGCAGTTCGTCCAGGATCAGCAGATCCACCGAGAGGCCGCGGCCGGCCTTGTCGTTGGCCGCAGTGATCCGGTACCGGGCACCCGAGTCGAGCACCAACGAGTACTCGACGGTGGAGCGCATGACCTGGCGGATCTCTTCGGCCAGCTCCGGCACGGACTGCGCCATGTCGACGGCCGCTCTCCAGCTTTCCCTGGAAATATCTAAAGATTGTGCAGCACCCAATACCAATTGAGCATGGCCCATGTACATGAAATACAGGGCCAGGACCATCAAGCACTTGGTCTTGCCGTTCTGCCGCGCTATTAATGTAAGAACGGTCCGGAATCGGAATGATCCGTCCGGGGTCAGTTCGAGCATGTGAATGAACAGCCAGCGCTGCCACGGCAGCAGCGGGAACTTCAGAACATCTTCAGAGAACTTGACGGCTTCGAAGCCCTTGGACGTCTTCGAGTTGAGCGCACAGCCGCACCCGCAGGGTCCACGCCGGCCCGTCACCAGTGGACGTGTCCACAGTCGGGGCGTGGTCCTGCCCAACAGCGGTTGTGTGGCGACCGCTGTCGTCACTTGACGGCCCGCAACTTCGACAGCGCACCACCGGCGTGCGGGGACGGCTTGGCCGGACGCGACTTCGGGGTGGCCAGCAACTCAGTGAGCAGCGCGTGCAGCTTGGCGCCGATGCGCTCCACGCACTCCCGCTCGCCCAGCTTGGCGCGCAGTGCGGCAACCTGCTCGATCAACGTCTCGTCACCGGTGGCCTCGGCCTGGCGCAGCGCCTTGTCCGCCGCAGCGCGCACGATCGCCGCCTGGTCGAGCTGGCGGGCGTACAGCCGTGCCAGTTCCAGTGAGCCGGCCAACAGCTCCTCGGCCTCGGGGTCAACCGCAGCGATGGTGCGCTCGACCGCAGCGGTCATCGCCACGTCGCACCTCCTGTCACCACGAACGTCGGCGAGGGGTAGGACGGCGGGCGGCCAGCTGGCGTGCCCGGGCGGCCTCGCGGTTGCACGCGGCGTGCTCGGGGCCCCGGTACTCGGTCCGGTCGTCGCTGTGTCCCAGGTCCCAGGCGTCGCGCGGCATGATGCGGTTGCCGCACCGCCAACAATCGATTTCGCCTCGCTCGACCGAGGGGCGCAGCGTCTCGCGGAGTCTGCGGTGCTGCTGGCCGTACCCGCGCTGCGTGGTCGACCCGTGACGAGGCATCCACACCTCCGCGCGATCCGGTGTGGGCACAGCTGTCCCGGGCGTAAGTATGCACTCTGCACCGGCATGCACGCCACCGGTGCACGCATGCGTGCCGCCGGGCCGGCGTCGAGGGGCCTCGGCGAAGGGGTCAGCGCGGCCGGAAAGCGGCTACGGTCAGTGGCCCTCCGGGCCTGTCTCACTTGTGCACGGATGTCGCGTTCCAACGGCGTTCCAGATTTTCCATAACCGCTGGTCAGGGGCGTTCCAAATAGTTGATCTTGGAACGGGTTTTGGAACGATCATTTCGGACATATCGGGAACCGGGATGAAACGGACAATTCCAAGTTGGAACGCCCCTGACCTGCGGTTTGGAACGTTTGGAACGCCAGCGTTCCACGCCGCGGTCATGTGGATCGCATGTTGGAACGGGCGGGGGGGTGCTAACGAAGTGCACCCCCCGTTCCAATGTGCGTTCCAGACCCACCTCCGTCCCGACCTCGAAGGACTACTTCTCAAGATCAACATCTGGAACGGGCGGAGCAGGACTCAGCCCTTCCGGCGGGCTCGCTCGTGGGCCACCGCGGAGCGCAGGTCGCCGAGGCGGAACAGGGTCGGCTGCCCTGCCCGGCGCACGGCCGGGACGTCCTTGCCCAGCCGCGTGTAGACCCACCGCACCGAGCGCCCCACTAGCTCCGCCCCGCGGGCCACCGTCACGAGGTCGTCATCGGTCTCGATGGCCGCCTGGTGCAGTACCCACTCCTCGCCGGCCAGTGCCGCCGCCCGGTCGACCGCGGTGCACGCCTCGGCGTTCACTCGCCAGAGCACATCCCGGTACTGCTGGGCCACCTGTCGTGCCCGGTCCACCGGCAAGTCTCCCGGGAACGGCCACCGTCGACTCACCTTCGCCGCCCACGCGTGATGCCCCGTCGCCGGGACCCTCGCTGCACAGGAGTGCCGTTCAAGGGTGGAGTGGTGTGATGGGCTCGGGAAGGGGGTTGCAGCGCTCCTGCGCGCATCCAGGCGGTCATGCCGGCGTTTCCGCTGATGGGATCGGCCATGCGGGCTTCGGCTGAACGCCGAGGCCGTTCCAGGGCGCCGCGTGGCCGGCGTGCACCAGTGCGTCCTGCACCAGGCCGGCCGGCGTGCGCACCAGTCCGTCGATGCGCCCGGCGTACTTGTCCCAGCCGGTCGAATCGATCTGCACCAGCGTGCCGGTGGGCAACAGGCCCTTGAGGAAGTCCCGCGCCTCCACGCCGCCCGGGTCCTTCAGCTCCCTCGCGGCGACCCCGGCCAACCTGACCGCACGGCCTTTGACCCACATGTCCTGGCCGAGGTCGATGTCCACCTTGATCGTGTCGCCGTCGTGCACCTCGACGACGATGCACCGCGGGTACGTCCAGGTGCTCACGCTGCCTCCCGGGCCAGGCGCTGCTCCTGCTCGACCAGTACGCCGACGAACCAGCTGTAGTGCCGTTCGGGGATGAGTCGTCCGCAGCTCTCGCACTCCACCGTGTCCGACCCGTTGTGCCGCACGAGAGTGCACTGGTCGCACCAGGGGCAGGCCGGCGTGAGTCGGTGCACCAGGTGCGTGCGGCCGGTGGCGTGGCGCACCCGGTGGTGCAGTTCCACCAGGCGCAGGGCGCCCTCCAGGCCGCTGCGCTCGACCACTTCGCACTCCCCGTCCGCGTCGCGCACCAACTCCCCGTCCTGAGTCCAGGCATACCGCTCCTGCGGTCCGAGCTTGATCAGGGCGTCCACCCGCGGCAGCAGGTACGCCGCGGCCTGCTGGACCCGTGCGGCGGTGCGGGACCGGGTGTGCATCTGCGAATCCCATGGGGACCCCAGTTCCGCGGACAGCACTTCGGCCCAGTAGCTCAGTTCGAAGTCGATGTGCCCGCGGAGCGCGTCAATACCAAGTCGGAGCGGAGTTGTCAACTCGCGTGAACCGCGCACCCGCTCCCCGCCCCCCTCGCCAGTAGCTCCGAGTAACCGGCCCAGGAGGTGCACGTCGGCCGGCGCCTCGCGGATCACGCGTTCGACACGGGTTCGGCAGCTCCGGCACAGCCCCTCCACTTCGGTCAACTGTGCCCCGATCCAGTGGAGCAGCCCGTCCACCTCCGCCCTCTCGCGCTCGGCACAGCGTCCAGAGCTGGCGCACCGCCGGTCTTCGTTCTGCAACAGGACCTCCCCAGGTTTGACCACCTTGAGCCTAGTTCGGAAGGGGCCTCTATGCGTGTGCACGGAAGCGTGGCCACGTTCCCGCAGGTCACACGCTCGGCATGGACACGACACGACTAGAGCGCGTTAGCCCGTGGACACGTCCGCCGGTGGACACGGGCCAAGCCTCTGACCTGCGGAAATGGGTGTTTGCGATCCGGAATAGTTCGGGAATGGAAATAATACAGAAGTTGATCAAGCCCTGACCTGCGGAAATAGCCCAGCACGAAAAGCGACA